CAAAGTTAGAGAGAGGAGCTAGGCATCGCCTTGCAGCCATTGGTCTACCACGACAAATGATTAATCCTTTAGTGGATCAAGCATTTGGATGGGTTTACCATAACGGGCCAGAGTGGGCAGTTAAGAGGCTTAAAGACCTCAAAACTGATCTACTCCGCCGAAAGGCAAACCTCCACAGTGAAATCACTTGGATTCGTAAGAATCGGAGTGGTTTTCCTTATGGAGTGTTCGGCTCGGTAATGAAATGGTGCTTAAAAGCTGATAGCATTGCTAAATCTCGAAAGAGGTTTAACATTGTTTTACAGTCTTTAAACATCAGTAGTCTATTCCTTCATGAGGAGCCCTCAGTAGGGCAACTTAAGAAGTTTCTAGACGGTGTAAATTGTGATGAAGATATCGGTTTATCCGTTAAGTTCATCATGGATTACACTCATTACGTGAAAAGGTTAATACCTTTTCAGCAAGTAACACGTGGTCACAATTCACTACTATGTTACCAGGGCTCACCTAATAAGTGGGCTCCACAGTTTCATAGTGTGGATCGTATTCCTCAGTCATCAAACGTTATGGCAGAGATGCTATATTCATTTGGTCCTGAGAATTACGAGTTTGCCTGGCGTTATAATGAGCTTTATGCTCCTGTAACGGAAGGTATACTCGGTCCATGTGTAAGACTGAAAGTCAATCCTGACAAACATCTGTATGGAGGTGAAGTTCACTTCCTACAAGAACCTGGTTTGAAGTTGCGAGCAATCGCTTCTCCTTACCGGATTCATCAGTTGGCACTTAAGCCTATTGGAGACGCTATTTATAGCGTAGTCAAAAAGCTTGAGTGGGATTGTACTTATGATCAGTCCAAAGCAACGCCTTGGATTCAGAAATCCTTGTCGGATGGTAAGATGGTTCATTCCATTGATTTAACTGGAGCAACTGATTATTTCCCTTTGGAAATTCAATTAGAAACTCTTCGTTCAATCTTTGGAGATATCATTGACATCAACCTCATTGAAG